CAAACCAAATTCTGTCCCTTCTGTGGGGAGCATTGACGGAAACAGCTGGCAATAGAAACGGCCATACTTCGTACCCTTCAGCTTCCAAATCAGCTTGCACTTCGTGGAATACCAACCCTCCATTCCAATTAACAAGGCCATAAACATTTTCGCCGACAACCCAACTTGGTTTAATCTCTCTAATTGCTCTAAGCATTTCTGGCCAGAGGTGACGGTCATCTTCTTTGCCAAGTCTCTTTCCTGCTTGTGAGTATGGTTGGCAAGGGAATCCTCCTGTGAGAACATCAATTTTGTTTGCATACTTTGTAAAGTCACTTTTTGTTATGTCAGTAAATAATTCTGCATTAGGCCAATAGTAATGTAATACCTTTTGACCAAACTCATTCCACTCACAATGAAACTTATTCTCCCAACCCATCCACTCTGCTGCAAGGTCAAAACCTCCTATCCCACTAAATAATGATCCGTGTGTCATTTGGATAGTTTATAAGCTGCAAAAGTTTTATTGTTTACAGTAACATAATCAGTCCAAATAGTATAACCCTGGTTCCTAAGGTCAGCAATCCTGGCTGCTAATCTAAAACAACCAAACATTTTTAAGGCTTCAATTGCTGTAAGCCTTTTGCCTGTCTTTAAGTAGTTATAAATCTTTTGTGTCTGTGTCATCTTTCATTTTTTAGTGGTGAATATAAATGAGTAATCTTTTCAAATGAATAGTCAAAACCGTGCCTTTCTAACTTCTCACATACCCAATCAAAGTCCTCCTCCAAATGGTGTATTGCGTGCTGAGGAAATAGAGTAGTCCTAATAATAGGGTCTTTCTTAGAGACAATCCCAATATATTGATTTCCCCATTTAAAACGGTAAGTGGTGATTAGTTCCATTAGTCTTAGAATTTAATGAGTAAGTTTTAATTATGTAATTTAGGTCAGCCCTATCCCATTTATGGATATCATTCCTCATTTTCTCTAACTGCTCAACTTTCTTAATGCCTATTTTCTTAATTAAGTTTTTCCTATAACCAATCAAATGAAACTCATCAAAGCCATTACATCTTATACATTCACCATTAACATTGTATTCATTAAATCTTAAAGCAGAGCCTCCCTTTACCGGCACATAGTGACCAGCATTCATCTGATCTACAGGCAAAGTCCTAAAACAAGAGATGCAAGTAAAATAACCTTCCTTAGAGTCTCTTTGTCTTATCCAAGCATTAAATACCTTTTGTGCTTTAGCCAATAGTTTTGGTAAGGTTAGACTCTTGCTCATAGATTTAATTCTGCTTTCTTGTAAGATATAATAGTCCTTATTCCATCTAATTGGTGAGTAGCAGAGGCATTGATTCTGTCTGCCCAATTGACTAAGTAGTTAATATTTTTAGCTCCACTACCTACAAACTTATTGACTAAACTTGGGGATAGTTTCCTATCCAAGTCTTGTTCCATAGCTTGTAAGAGTCCTTTATTAACTATGTCATCTTGTATAAACTTAGCCTGAGCAAGTAGCTGACCCGATTTGGCAATTAAGATGTTTAAATACTCAATCCTATCTAATAAGTCCTGTGGTTCAAGTCCAGCAGGGGTCTCTAAATAGGCTTGCATCTTAGAAAGGGAGGTCTCCAAGTCCGTTGTTGTCATCTTTAGGTTTGTAGGTGTCCACAATAGTATTCCAGCCTTTGCCATCTTTTCTTTCTGTAATTGCTAACTTTAATTGCTTTTGATCTTTGTAGTCAGTCATTACCTCAGGGTTGGCTTTTAGCCACTCAAATAACTCCTTTGGGTTAATAATAAGTTGACCTTTTACGAAAGAAGGGGCATTTTCTTTAGGTGCAAATACCCTAACACCTTGTGGGAATTTTGTCATTTTACTTTAAATTTACTGTGATTGATGTGGTTGAACTCTTTGCAGGTGGGTATAAGGTAACTACCTCATCCTCAAGTAATGTCTCTACTCCTGATGTAGGAATAGCTTTTAAATACTTTTCCCTGGCTTTAATGTCATCCTCTAATACTGTTAGCTGAGCTTTTAATTTATTATAGACAGGATCATTACAAACTGAATAATCATACTTAACACCCATTTCCTTTACTTCAAACCTTGCATTGAAATGCTCAAAGGTTTTACCATACTTTGCAGCCTCATCTAAGGTCATTGTTTTATAGTCGGCATCACTTGTTATATTCTTAATGATGTCCTCCATACACTTAACCTGGTAGTGTACCTTTAAAGGGTCAGATATGCCATCTTTTATCCCTTTTATAACACTTTGTGCAAACTCTTGCCTTTCAGCTTTTGTAGTCTCAAATAGACTTAAATCGGTGGTGGTGATTAGGTTCATTTTACTGTCTTTTTGATGTGTTTAGAAATGTCTTTTTGTGATGGGTTAATTATTTGGTCAAGAGGTTTCTGAACTGACTCTAATCTATACTGAATTGCTTGATACCTTTTGTAGTCAGTACAAGTCTCAATAGTAGTAAGGGCAACCTCTTTGTCTGCATCATCTAATGTAGAAGTAAACACTAAGTCTCTTAATATCTTTCTTTCATCCTCTGTTGGACCATCAGGCTCTTTACTAAAGTCCATTTCCTCTGCTGGGGTAGCGGCAAACCCTGCTGCTTTCATTAGCCACCCTAAAATATTCCTAAAGGCTTTACCGGTAGCTCTTGTCTGTGCCATTGAACAAATTGCATACTCATCCCACATTCTTTTGTTCCCTTCCTTGTTAGAGCAAATGGCAATTCCTTTACTTATTACTGTGCCATCTACAATCTTAATAATGTTTACTGTGGCTACATACTTAACCTCACTATCTGTACTAATATTTTCTACAGATTGAACTACAGGAATAAGTCCAAGTTGAGATCCTGCAAACTGCCAAGACTCTACTAATGGATAGTCCTTTCCTTTAATGTTAACTGTTAACTTTTGCTCTTTTACGAACCGTTGCAATTCGGCAGCGAGCTGCAATGTTTGTGCAGGCTTACTTAAATCGTACTGAATTAACTCTGACATTGTGTGGTGTTTATTAATGAATAAATATACTTAATCCATTCATTGAAATCTTTAGGTGGGTTAGTTGGATATACTGTTTTCATAGTAGTGTTTTAAAAAGGCCCCCAATGTAGAAACATCGGGGGGAATTAACCAAATGCTTATGAGAAAAACTATTTAAATTCTGAGGGATGGTAAGATTTAGGAAATGCTTTGACTGCTTCATTTATAGCATACTCACAACCACAATGGAAAAGAGTCATTGCTACAATGTTGATGTTATTAGGATCAATGTCAAAAGATATTTTGCAGCCTTTGTCTGAATTAATAATCTCTACAGGTACATCAAGATTCTTAGAGATGATTGCTGCTCTGTCTGAATCGGAAAAGAATTCAATTTTCATTTTTGATTAGTTTAAAAGTTAAGCACAAAAGTTGTCTTGTAAAAGGCCAATAATGTAGCAAACTGCTAAGAGAACAATCAAAAGTTTAATCTGTGGTTTCATTGTTAAATCGTTTAGTTAATTAATCGTTGACATCACAAATATAAGACTTATACACATATAAAAAAATATTTTTGTAATATTTATTTTCATCTTATGTTTGCTATATGGAAAATAAGAGAACAGGAAGAAAGCCAAAACCTGCACATCTTAAAGTGCAAATGGTAGCCGCTTATCTTACATTAGAACAAAAAGAGTTGATTATCAAAGAGTTTGGTAGTTTAACCAATGCAGTAAAACAGCACATATTAAGCAAATTAAGGCCAAATGGATATAGTAATAGCTTTGGGGACAGGCAGCCGATGGATGGACAATGAGCTGAAATATGCTCTGAGGTCAATAGAGGCTTATTTAGAGGGTTTTGATGGAAAGGTGGTCTTAGTAGGTGAAAAGCCTAAATGGGTCCGTAATGTACACCATATTGCTTTTGAGGATGTGCCTGGTCGCAAAAACTTTAGCATATTTCAAAAGATAGTTACTGGATCAGAGTGGATTGACTCAGATGACTTTATATTTTGGAATGATGACCATTTTTTACTGAAGCCATTACATACAAAAGACTTTAAGTTTTGGTATGACCAAGATTGCCACTATTATGCTCACAAAGCTACTGGCTTATATAAAAAAGCCATTACAAACACTAACAACCTGCCTGGTAAGAATAACTACTATACAGACATCCACACTCCTATCATTTACAACAAGCACAGATTTGCTAAGTTGATACACTTGCCTTGGAGACAGGAGTTTGTAATTAAGTCAGCTTATACTAAGATGGAAGATGGTCCCTTTGAGAGAATGGAGGACTTAAAGATTAACAGATTTTATTCAGTCAATGAATGGATAGGCAAAACCTATAATAAGCTATTTTTTAGCATAGGGTCTTATGCAGTAAATAATGACTTTAAGGTTTTTATTAATCAATTATATCCAAATAAATCACAATGGGAAAATTAATTTGGAATATAAAGCATTATCTAATCTATGGCACATTAGCTTACACTTTATATGCTTTAGTTTGTATTATATACTTTATCAAAGACATTTATGAGAATATTTATCCAAAGTCCAAACATTAACTCACCACACGGTGGGATCAGAGTAATTAATGAATGGGCAAACCGTTTACAAGATTTAGGGCATAGGGTTGTCTTATATAATCAAGCAGGTGCATTAAGATGTACTTTGCAAGAGATAAAATGTAAGATTGTAAACACAACTAATTTAATAAACAAATCAGATGTTTTAATAGTAACAAGTCCTCACGGTGCTTACCTTTTAGATAAAGATATATCCAAGAAGTTTGTATTTCTGCAAATGCTGGAGCATCTTTTTAACCCAACTAATGCTAAGTTTTTCAACAATGCCATAGCATTATATAAAACACATTATCCAATCATATCTATAAGTCAATGGAATATTAGAGTCTTACAAAACCAGTTCCATAGAACTAGACCTATTCATTATGTTGGCAATGGAGTTAACCTAAATGACTTTCCAATATCATATAAAGCTAAAGATTATAAAACAATTTTACTAGAATCACCTGAGCCTACTAATTACACTAAGGACACAGAAAGGATTGCTGTCCAGGTGGCAAAGATTCTAAAAGAAAGAGGCTATATTATTAAAGGTTTTGGATTAAAAGAGCCTACTGATAAGATATTTGATGAGTTTGTAGTAAAGCCAGATTTGGCTACAATGAATAGGCTTTATGAAGAAGCAACTTTATTAATAAAAGCTACTAAATATGATGCAAGGTCCACAGCTCCACTAGAGGCTGGCACAAAGGGAACTGTAACAATTAGGGCTATAATAGATGGTGATGATGACCTAAATGAGACTAATAGTTTTAAGGTAGGATATTCAGCAGATAAACTTTATGATGCTACAATGTTTGCTTTATCACATAGAGATGAATTAAATAAAAGAGCAAATACCATTAGGTCTTATGTGCAAATACATAGTTGGGATTATTGGATGAATAAAATAAATGAAATAATATGTCAAGAGTCTTAATCGTTCTTTTAGAATACTATGAGCCTGACTTTCAACAAACAGTCAAGTGTGTAGAAGCCACAGACTTACCATTTGAGGTGGTCAGTAGGGATGGGGTAGGTAATATGTCAAGAGCCTACAACTCAATACTAATGGACCCTTTATGGAAAGCAGACTATCTATGGTTTGTATCTAACATAACCTTTGATCCTGATTTACCACATAAGTTAGCTTATGAAATGGCTAAAGGGGAATGGGCAGCTTTACATCCATCAATGTCATCCTCTGACCATAGGTTTCAATGGCCAATTAAAGACTTCCAAGGAACTAAGGAAACACCATTTGTAGAATGGACAGCCCCGATGGTTAATGCTGAGGTATTTAGTGACAACCCATTAGATGAAATGCTTGCTTATTATTATATGGACCTTGATTGGTGTCATAGGGTTAGAGAAAAAGGATATAAAGTAGGTGTCCATTATGGCACACAAATTGGCCACACATATTTAAGAAACAAAGAAGGGCATCCTATCGGTCAGCTAAGAAAGCAGCTAAGGAATTACTGGACCCCTATCAGTCAAAGGCACATGCTGCAAAAATGGGGTAAAGACTGGCAACAAAAACTTTGGCCTAAATAAATAAACCATGAAGCAAACAGCAGTAGAATGGCTTATTGAGCAGCTTAAAAAAAATGAAAATATAAGATGGAGGGGTGCTCCTGTTTCAGAACTAACAGAACAAGCCAAGGCAATGGAGAAAGAGCAGATAATAGATGCTCACATAGAAGGGCAACGAGTTTTTGATAAACACAACCATACACAGTGGACAAATGACCAAGCAGAGCAATACTACAACGAAACCTATAAGAAATAATTATTTTAACTCTACCAATCGGAATCCCATTTGCCATAAGAAACGAGCCGTAACGCTGGATTCTTTTCTAACCTTTGTTTCCGACCAATCCGGATGCTTTAAATGAAAGTGTTCGTGTAGTAAATAAAGGAGATACCTATACCCTCGCAAACGAGAATCAATTTCCATTTTATTTTCTTCGGTGTAGGCAATACCATAAGCTTGTTCTTTTCCGAGCTTACGATGCACTACTTGATGTATCTTCTTCTCCATAAAAATTAGCCGTATAAATTTCTTTAACTCCGATATGAATAATATACAAAGACATTAATTTAATTTGCCTAACAATTTCTTTTTCTTCATCGTCTAACATTCCTACATCGTATTCCGAAATAGAATTCAACGCATTAGTACACGCAGCGATATCTTCGTGTGGTGTTAAACTTAATGGTAAATCAACTGTTTCTTCCATTAGTAATCTGTTTTAATTCTTGGTATTCCTTTCCTA